AGCCGATGTTAGCCGACAGGCTGATTGTGGTGCAGCAGCTTCCCGTCATCAAGGAACAGCTGCACAGCATCAAGGCTCAGGCGCAGGCGTCCGTGGCGGAAGCGCTGGCGCTGGTTTGCACGGAAGAGACCCTTAAAGTGGTCAAGGATCGCCGGGCGGCACTGACCCGCGACCGCAAAGATCTGGATGCCCGGCGCATGGTTGTGAAAAATCAAATCATGCAGCCGTTTGAGGATTTCGACAAGGTTTACAAGGAGTGCGTCACCGATGTCTATGGCCCTGCGGATGAAGCGCTGAAAGGCAAAATCACGGATGTGGAAGCCGGCTTGAAAGCTGACAAGGAGAAGAAAGTGGTTGCTTACTTCGACGAGCTGGTCAAGGCAAACGGGGTCGAGTGGGTCAGCTATGAGGACATCGGTATTGCTGTTACCATGACGGCGAGCCTGAAATCCTTGAAGAGCAAGGTCAAGGAATACGTTGACCGCGTGGTGGCTGATGTGAACTGCATCAATGGCATGGAGAATGCCCCGGAAGTTATGGCCGAGTACAAGCAGTGCCGCAATCTGGCCGTTGCGATTAACAGCGTGAGCCAGCGCAAAGACCGTGTGGCCCGCGAGGAAGCTGAACGGAAACAACGCCTTGAAGCCCAGCTTCGCGCGCAGGAAGCAGAGTCGGCGGTGCTGGATGCGGTGGAAGAAGAACTGGCAGCGCCGCAGGTCATGGGTACCGAGCCTCCGGTTATGGATGAGCAGGAGGCCGAAGAAACCCAGCAGGAGAGCAAAGAACAGATCATGACGGCCAAATTTGCTTTCATGGGCCGCACGTTCCAGTGCCACGGTACATTGACCCAGCTCCGGGAGCTGAAGTCTTTCGTAAATGAAAAAATCGACGAGATCCAGAAGCATATGGATTCCGTCGGCATCGAGAATGAGGAGGTAAGCGACAATGGCTAAAGCAGTACAGCCGCAGAAGATTCGTTTTTCTCAGGCAATCCAGACTCCGCTTTACAAGAATCTGGTGAACAACACGCTGGGGGACCCGGTTCGTGCAGGGCGCTTTATTGCAAATATCACCTCTGCGGTGGCGGTCAATGCCGAGCTGCAGAAGTGCGACCCCGGCACAATTCTTGCGGGTGCACTTCTGGGCGAAAGCCTGTTCTTACAGCCCTCTCCGCAGTTGGGACAGTTCTACTTGGTGCCGTTCAAATCCAAGGCCAAGTATGACCGTGAGGGGCAGATGATTGAACCGGAGAAGTTCAAGGCTCAGTTTGTGCTGGGCTATAAGGGCTATATCCAGCTTGCCCTGCGCACGGGTCAGTATAAGCGGCTGAACGTCCTTGAAATAAAGAACGGGGAGCTGAGTGGCTGGGGTCCTTTTGAAGAGCGTTTCCATGAAATGCACTTTATCGAGGATTTTGAAAAGCGCATGAGTATGCCGACGATTGGCTACATTGCCCATTTTGAGTATATCAATGGTTTCCAGAAAACGCTGTACTGGACGGCAGACCAGATGATGTCTCATGCGGACAAATATTCCCCGGCATTCAGCGCCGCCGCATATAAGAAGCTGCTGAATGGTGAGATTCCGCAGAATGAGTTGTGGAAGTATTCGAGCTTCTGGTACAAAGACTTCGACGGGATGGCCAAAAAGACCATGCTGCGCCAGTTGATTTCCAAGTGGGGCATTATGACGGCAGAAATGACGATGGCCTATGAAAGAGACGGCCATGTGATGATGCCGGACACCGCGAGCGGAGACCTGTTGCCGGAAGTGACCGATACCCCGGAACTCGGCCAGCAGGATGAGCAGGAACAACCCAAAATCGAGCGGACGGCCAAAACTATGGACTTGCCGGAGCCGGAAGCAGATGAAGTGAAAGCGGCTGTTGACTTGGCGACACTCTGATGGTCAAGTACAACATTATCAGCACCGGAAGCGACGGCAACGCCACGATTTTGGAAGAATTTGTTCTGATAGACTGCGGCGTTCCATATAAGGCACTGGAGCCGTATGTGCCGAAGCTGAAGTTGGTTCTACTCACCCACATCCACAGTGACCACTTCCAAAAGCGCACCATCAAGCGGCTTGCTGAAGAACGGCCAACACTGCGTTTTGGATGCTGTCGTTGGCTGACACCGCCGCTTTTAGCCGCAGGAGTGCCGGAACGTCAGATTGATGTGCTGGAACCCCGGACAATGTACGGATACGGCTTGTGCAATGTGATTCCGTTCATGCTGGCTCACAATGTACCGAACTGTGGGTACAAGGTACATTTTCCATCTGGCAAGGTGATCTATGCCACCGACACCAACAATTTGAACGGTGTGCAAGCGCTCGGATATGACCTCTATTTGATAGAAGCCAATTACAGAGACGAGGACATTCAGGCCAAAATCGCAGAGAAAAAGGCTGCTGGACAGTATGCCTATGAGATGCAGGTGCTCAAGAATCACCTATCGGAAGCAAAGTGCAATGATTTCTTGGTGAGAAATATGCAGGCGAACAGCGTGTATATTCCTATGCACGTTCATGTTGACAAGGAGAAAACGGATGGTCGTAACGGCGAAAATTGAAAAGCTGGAAGATGGAAAGCTCGTCCTGAAGCCCGATACGGACATCAGCCGCTTTGTGGAGCAGAAACGCCCCCGGCGGGTGGAAGTTCGGCTGGATGATGGACGCACGATTTCCGTTGACCAGCGCCGAAAGATTTTTGCCATCATCCGTGACATTTCTTTGTGGTCCGGCCATGAGCCGGAAGAACTTCGGCAGTATTTGGAATGGGATTTCTGCTCCCGCGCTATGCGGGAGTGGTTCTCCCTCTCAGACTGCGACATGACGACAGCACGAGAATTCATTACTTACCCGATTTCGTTTTGTTTCCACTGGGGCGTTCCGACCAAGGATAGTCTGCTGACGCAGACGGACGACATTGGAAAGTACCTGTACCTGTGCCTTGAAAATCGCCGCTGCGCAATTTGCAACCGTCCGGCGGAGGTGCATCACGTTGACCGTATCGGCATGGGTATGGACAGAGAAAAGGTCGTTCACGTTGGCCTAAACGCAATCGCACTTTGCCGAGCACATCACGAGGAAGCGCACCGCCGGGAGAATGCGTTGTTCGCTGAGTACCACATCTATGGAATCAAGCTGGACAAGCACCTGTGCAAAATTCTGAATTTACGAAGCGGAGAGCAGTCAAGTGAAAAACGATAAAAAGAGCGTTCTGCTTTATACGGAATGGGCAGAACCACTGAAGAGCTTACCGCTTGAGGAAAAAGGGCGGATATTCGACGCGATTCTTTCCTATACCGAAAATGGCAGAATGCCAAAATTCGAGAATCCGGCGACGGATATGGCTTTTCGGTGGATTCAGCAAAAATTGGATGAGAACATCCAAAAGTGGGAAGAAACAAGAGCCAAACGTGCTGCGGCAGGAAAAAGCGGCGGAGCGCCAAAAGGTAACTCAAATGCCAAAAAGCAGGAACAAGCAAAACAACCAAATGATAGTTTTGATTGTTCAGATACTCAGGAGGACGAACAGCAGGAGACTTCAACTGGCCCGCCCGACGGAAAGCCGGAGTCCTACTGGGTATGGGCTGGATGCGATAAGATGCTCACGCCTTATATGGCCGCAGAATTTCGAGACCTGCGGGAAGCTGGTATAGAGGACGCCCTAGTGGTGGCCGCGCTGAAAGAAGCGATGCGCCATCAAGCAAAGTACCCTTGGGTCTATGCTAAGCGTCTGCTCGACCAAGCAGCAGCACAAAAAATCACAACGCTGGAAGCGTGGGAAAAAGTACATATCACATACAAAGGAAACCGGGTAGACCGGGAAACGCCGAGTGGAAATAGCTTCCTTGGCCTTGATAACAGCTTGGATCGCCTAAAAAGGAGACCTCTTAGAAAGCGGGCGGAGGAAGTTCCACCAGACTAAGGAGGTTTTCTAATGGGAAGCGACGTTCGCCATGTCCGCGGCGAGGCCCAGAAAGAGCTTGTAAAAAAGTTTGAAGTATTTACAAGCAAGGGGCGGTCAAGGTGGCAGGTTTGGAGCGACTGGATTACGATAAGCGCCATTGCCGTGTCCAACGCGACGGACAAGAGCCACTTCGATGAGCGGGAGCAGCAGTACATGACTATTGTGAAAAAGTACACGAAGCAGGAAGTGGACGCATTCGCTGATATGTTCTCGATTCTGGTTATGGCGCTGGAGGACAACTCGGAACAGGATTTCCTTGGCGAGCTGTATATGTGCTTGGGGCTTGGCAGTGACCATGCGGGCCAGTTCTTCACGCCTTACCACCTTTGCGAGTTTATGTCCGCAGTGACGACCCCGGTAGAAGAATTTCAGCAGAAAATCGGAGATAGGGGATGGGTTGCGGTCTGTGACCCGACCTGCGGCGCTGGGGCCTTGCTGGTGGCATTTGCGAACGAATGCAGGAAAAAAGAAATCAATTACCAGACGGATGTGCTGTTTGTAGCACAGGACATTGACTACATCGTGGGCATGATGTGCTATCTGCAAATGAGTCTGCTTGGAATGCCGGGGTATGTTGTTATCGGTGATACGCTTGCAAGCCCGTCTGTGTCTTATGACAAAAGGGGGCTGCTTCCAGTTGACAAAGGGAACGTCTGGTATACGCCGCTGCTCAGGATCCCGGTTTGGCAGTATCGAATCTTTATGGCGCAGATGGAACTGGTCACTCAACCGATAAAAGAAGAGTGTGCTGCAGATGAGCCAAAAACCGAACCACAGAAAGCCCTTGAAGCCACAAAAAAGAGTAAGCAACCAAAAGATACGGAAAAGCCCGAAACCGCTAAAATACCGCCCAAAGAGCCGGAGCAGGAACCGATGTTCTCTGAGGGCAAGGGCGGGCAGTTGAGCTTTTTCTGATAGGAGGACAATATGGATTCCACCACACACACCACAACCACAGTAGAGTTCGTCGATTGGCGGGCCAAGGCAAAAGAGAAGCTGGAAGCAGAGGACAAGCTGTTCAAAGGCGGGCGCGCCGCCGCGAGCGTTCAGAGCTATGTGCTGCGGGCACTGCTGAACTTTGCAGATCAGGAGCCGCGCTTCGCTGAGGTCGTTTGTAACACGGAGCGCACGTTCTCTGAATGCTGCGCGGCAGTCGTGCACAATGCGGGAGAGGTTCTGTCTGACCTTGAAGCGTATCGCAAGGCCGTGCAGTTCTACTTCCCCAATGCTGAAATCTCGTTTTCGATGAACATCAATCTTACCGGAACGCCGCCGACGGAAGAAGAGATGCGGGCGCCGGCAACCATTAAACCGGAGAACGCCACCCCGAATATTCCGAAACCGCAGGAGCCGGCAAAGGAAAAGCCCGACCAAAAGAAGCCGAAACCGGAGAAAAAGCCTGCAAAGAAGAAAGAGAAGCAGAGCGAGGATTCGATGCAGCTTTCCTTGGAGGGATGGTTCTGATGATTTTGGGATTCAAGGGATTCAAGCCGGGGCTGGTCGCAACGCTTGGAAACGGAAAATTCCAGTATGTTCCGAACGAGCTGAATGAGACGAAAAAGGCCATGTGCGCCAGCACCGGGTTCCATTATTGCTTAGACCCGTGGGATTGCCTGAATTGGTACACATGGAACGGCAAGAATGAGTTTTGGGCAGTTGCGGCCGGGGGCG